TACGTATCTTCACTTGGGCGACAGCCCTAGATTGAAATACCCTGAATCAAATGAAGGGAATTTCGCAGTATGTTTCGACGGTAACATTGTTCATCGAATGGATGCACATGATGACAACTACTATTTTCATTTTGTATATGACCTGACTACTTCAGTTGATATCAAAAAGAACACATGGTTTAAGCTATGAATAAAGTCGAAGAGGCAGTACTCGAATGGATAGAGCGCAACAATCTTTCATATGAAAAGACAGATTGGGGTTTTGCTACCTCTGCCTTTAATATCAAATGCATTAGTAACAATCAATCGTTTCCTATTTACAAGGAAAAGAATGATAGAATGGTTGCCGAGTGGGCATTGAAAGCTCATATCGACAAACTAGATGATTGGTTTAACAAGAGACCTACATTGCGTATCGAGAAATTGTCTATCAATGTTGAAACGACAATAGACAAGATCCTAGTAGTTGCTAAACGTGACGATGTATTGATTGCTGAGTCAGAGTTTTGGATTGAAGACTCATGTTTATATTGGCACGACACACGTTATTATGGATATCATGTGCCCGGTTGGCTATCTAAAACACTACGAACTGTGTTAAGATTGAACTTAAATTTGCCTATTGAAACTATTACCAATTCAATCGATAGTTCTTATCATCGCATTGGATTTAAGACAATAGAAAAATTAGATGTACGTGATTACGTGAAGAGGTCTAAAGTTCCCGGCAAGATTCCGTTCACTCATCCAGAGAACATTGTAATGTGGAGATTAGTTTATGATAGTATCAGCACCGTATAGATCAGGTGGCACCTCATTATGCACAATATTAGCATCTGAGCATAACCTACGGTTTGCTGGACAGATCGATAACAATGCAGTACCCTTTACACGAATGGAAGACAAGAATTTCATTCACGAACATCAGAATCAACCAGACCACACTATCAATTCAATCACTAAGTTGTTGATTGACGATGCTAATGATATCATTCTAAACAACTCGAACCCTGCTTTATTCTCTAGAAGTGATTATTTCATCATGCGTAGTGATATGAGTCAGGTCTATTCGTCTATGTATTGGATGATGGCTAAGTTGTACCCTAACATGGGTAAGCATCCAGTCGAAATGATGTTCAAGCGCATTACATTCTATAACGCATTGTTCCTTGATTACTTAAAAGAAACAAACACAAAGCCAATGCTTTTAGAAGAACAATCATGGTACGTTCATAAAGAGAACCATGCAGTACCCAAAGAGATACAAGACATGATTCCAACATACACAGCATACTTAGAGGCATTTAAATGAAAAGAGTTTTGATAGTAGGAGCAGACAGTGGCATTGGTGAAGCATTGTTCAATAGAATCGAAGGAAGTGTAGGCACTTCACGCCGTGTTGGTAGTAAACACGTTCTATTAGATGTATTATCACCTGCCACATATCCAACGTTTGATGAAAAGTTTGACGAGATATACTTTTGCACTGGCTTAGGTGGCAAGATGGGAACAACCGAACAGATTATCGAAGTCAATGCTACTAAGGCAATCGAGTGCTTAGAGCATTTAGCCCAATATGTAGTAGACGGTGGGTCGATTAGAGTCATGTCTAGTATTACTGCATCATTAGCATTCGCTGCACATACACCAATGGTACTTATTCCATCTAGTTACAGAATGAGTAAGGTCGCGTTGAACATGGGAGTAATCAGATTACATCACACGTATCCAAACATCAATTGGCAGTTAGTTCATCCTGGATTCGTAAGAACAAAGATGACAGAAGATATTACAGTGTCTGACAGTAGCAAGTACATTATGATTTCACCTGATGAATCAGCGCAAAAAATCCTCGCTACGCCAGTAGACAAGCGGTTAAGTTTTGTTAATGTAATCTCTGGCCACGACATTCCTTGGTGATACATTACTTCTCCCGTGTACATGACTAAACTAAATAGTGTGTAGCAAATTTATAACTAGGAAAATATATGGATGATGAGAAAATTTTCTGGCGCAGACACGAATTGCCAGTAGCAGAGTACCTAATGTCACATCAAGCTGGTTTACGTGATGACTTCATGCGAGGTTATGCAACCTTAGAGGAAGCAGCAAAAGCCCAAACTGAGGGTATTATGGCCAAAGAATGGCGCTTGAAAGATCGCATTAGACGCGGCTTTTCAAAGGAAGACACAGAAAATTGCGTAACCACCGGTGATAGTGCAAATCTTGAAGGATGGAGAGCGATGCCTCTTCGTTACGAAAGACATGACGACATTAATATTAGTTATACAGCACCCGATTCCTTTAAGGAAAGGTATCCAACTGCCTATAAACTAATAACGGAATACGGTGATGATTGTCCAATCTCAAATTATACAGTTCTCGCTCCCAACACTGTACTGCATAGACATACGGGTGTTGAAAATCGCACCGGTGAATTTATCCGTATCCACATACCATTGATAATTCCTGAAGGTGATGTATTCTTTGAAGCGAACAATGAAGAAATAGATTGGTCTGACATTTGGGGATTCCATAATCAGTTTGCACACTCTGCACACAACTATACAAACGAATGGCGTTTGGTATACTTGATAGACCTTCGTAGAACTTCTATAGGTCTTCCACCAGGAATGCCATACGATCCGAAATATGAAGTAACAAACATGGCTCCGTTCGTAAGAAAAAATAAACCAAATCAGTTGCCCAAAACTGTTTGACAACAACACCAAATTGTTATACAATACTTGTATTGAATGATTCAAAGGGATGATTTCAGCATTTAAAAACATACTTAACTAATTACCATAGAAGGTGGTCGTAGGACACAGTAGCAATACTGTTCTAGGAAACTAGACTCGAAGGAATGGATGACAGAATGGAAAGACATTCTATGATGTTTGTACAGACACAATACAAACTAGTCAACATGAATTGTTGATATGGTTGAGGAACGTAAGTCCTTTATAGGTGAGTTAGACTCAACCAGACAATAAAATAAACTACGTTCAGACATCCCGTTTAATTTTTTAGGATCGGTGCAGCAATAATAACTTTATTGGAACTGTTGGACCCTATGGTGGTGAGTTGGAGCACAGAGTCTTGACCGAGTGCGTTGAAGATTTAACATTGAAATAGACCAACGAAATAGGAGTGATGGCCCTATTCAAAAAGCAGTCAACAACGATCCTGTTATTTTTCGTATCATTGCAAAAAGTGTTGACAAATAACACAAACAATGATACAATACATTTTAGGATGCATTCAGCAACTTTAATACTTTTCATAATAGTAAAAAAGCGCATCCTGTTGCAAAATTCATAGAAAGGAACTATAATGCAATTCGCAGAAGCAATCAACAACCAAGAAGTTCGTACTACTAATGGTATGAAGGCACGTAAGTCAAGCGCAAACGCTTGCGTAGACTTGTTCTACAACCTTGGCGCAAGCCGTGGTAAAAACGTTATCCCAGCATTCACTGCGGCTTATGTCGAGAACAGTGATCTGGCACTGCGTATTGCGCAGTGGGCACGTGACGCCCGCGGTGGTTCCGGTGAACGTCAAGTGTTTCGAGATATCCTCGTTCACTTGGAAAAGACTAACCCAGAAGACGCTATGCGTTTGATGGCGAAGGTCCCAGAAATCGGTCGTTATGACGACTTGCTAGTGTTTAAGACTAAGCCTGTGAAGGCTAAGGCATACACTATGCTTGGCGATGCACTACGTGCCCGTAACGGTCTCGCGGCAAAGTGGACTCCTCGTAAGGGTGAAGTCGCACGTGAAATCCGTGAATTCTTCGGAATGACTCCTAAGCAATACCGTAAGTCATTGGTATCTTTGACTAACGTTGTGGAAACACAAATGTGTGCTAAGGATTGGGATAACATCAACTTCTCGCATGTTCCTTCAGTGGCACATGCACGTTACAAGAAGGCGTTTGGCCGTAATGGCACAACTTACGCTGAATACGTAACCAAGTTGGTTAAGGGCGAAGCAGGCGTTAAAATTAACGCTGGTGCAGTCTTCCCTTACGATGTGTTGAAGGGCGCTATCAACCGATACAGCCGTTCAGCTATGTCTAAGACTGAGTTGGATGCATTGCAAGCCCAATGGGACGCATTGCCTAACTACGTCGGTGACGCTAACGTGTTGCCAATGGTTGACTCGTCAGGTTCGATGACTTGCGCGGCAGGTGGTTACAACTCTAAGTCAGGCTTGTCTTGCTTGGATGTTGCACTATCTCTGGGCTTGTACTTCGCTGACAAGAACAAGGGTAAGTTCAAGGATACGTTCTTGACTTTCTCTAACACACCAAAGTTGGTTAACTTGAAGGGTAACATCAATCAAAAGATTGACCAGATGAACACAGGCGAAGTTGCTAACACCAACTTGAATGCGGCGTTCAACTTGATCCTCAAGACAGCGTTGGACAACAATGTTCCTCAAGCAGAAATGCCAGAAACATTGGTGATCTTCTCTGACATGCAGTTTGACCAAGGCGTTAAGCACGATGACAGCGCAATCGAAATGATTGCCCGTAAGTACGAAGCCGCAGGCTACGCGATCCCTAAGGTCGTGTTCTGGAACTTGAATGCCGCTTACGGCAACACCCCTGTCAAGTTCGATAAGAGTGGTACCGCTCTTGTCTCTGGCTTCAGCCCAGCTGTTGCAACTTCTGTATTGTCAGGAGACTTGGAAGACTTCACACCAGAAGCTATCATGTTGAAGACAGTTATGAAGGATCGTTACGACTTGTCGTAATTGTCTCCCCCGATTTGATACGTAGAAGTTTAAAAGTAAGTAACCGAGACACACTTCTAATCACGACAAGATGCTGGTAAAACCGATAAATGCTTTCTCAGGCTTTGCATCTAGTGAACGTATCAAAACAAAAACCCGGCGTCACACAGTCGTTATGATGTGTGAGGTATTGACTACACACCACAATGTAGTTAGGTGCTTATGATCTACCTCACGACTTCGTTTTGGAGTACGGAAAATATCTTAGGTTGACGAATAGCGATTTCCAAAAATCGTAACGTGAGACAGTGTAAACAACTAAGACCGGGGCTCTTGTGGTGAGAGTATCCGGTCAACCTATTTGAAGCGAGGGCCCCAAGCATGTCCAACAAGACTAAAGCGAGTGCCTCTGGTAATCTCAGTCACTGAATGAATGTAGTGGCTAGGAAAGAATATACCGGTTCCTTGTTTTCTACTGCATCTGTTTGCACCAATCAACAAGTCACCGCCGTCATATTCTTTTTCATCTGATAGTTGAATAATCAGATTCATTTTTCTTTCAAGACCTCTTTCAGTGTTGATTAGAATATCACTGTGAGGTCCGAACACATCACCTTCGACATACGACTTAATTTCATATGGTTCAATGAAGTCAATCAATGGATTATTGACAGCACAGAATTGTTCCCACGCTGAATCTAAAATGTCGTATATGCGATGATTGTGTTGAAACACTAAGCATGTATAGAAAGAAGCGAAACAATCTCCTGACTTACTACCTCGACGGTGCAATCCTGACAGGTCCTTGTCTAACGCAAACTCCCGTAATTCTTCTGCTACGTCTTTGGTTACTAGATTAGGTATCTCGGTAACCAAATCTTTGAAGCTGGCAATTGCTAGTGGTTTGTTTTGAACGGGTAAGAACATGAAAGTATTTATTGCAAAGAATAGCGAAGTGTGATAAAATAGAGTCTTCTCAAGCACAGAGTAAATAATTAACTAAAGAGGATATTATGAGTTGTAGAGGTTATTCCCCAAAAGCAGTTAGTCTGCCAAAATCAGTCAAACGTGCTGCCGCACGAATCCAAGATGCACATGTACGTGGCGCATTCATCAAGAGTTATGTAACGATTCTTGAAAGTGAATCACGCTCATTTGGAGGCAAAGGAGACAAGAAATGAGTAAGGGTTCTCGACCTCGCCCATTCAGTGTAAGTCCAAGTGAGTTCAACGAAAACATGGACAGAATCTTTGGCGCTAAGCCAAAGCGTGAACAATATGTTCCACCTCCCCTCCCTGACATGAGCGAAGAAAAGAAAACAATTGACTGGGGTACAGAAAATAAAACCCCCGATCAAGGAAGCTAAATAAAAGTACGCCTCGTTAACTCAGTGGTAGAGTGTCTCCTTTACACGGAGAAGGTCGGCAGTTCGAAACTGTCACGAGGTACCAAACTAGCGAGTTTTCATGGTAGAGCATAAATACTAAAAAGGATATCTCTACCATGAAAGCAAACTGTTTAAATTGCGGAAAAGAATTTGAATTCAACCCCCATCAGAAGACCGGGAAATACTGTTCTAATGAGTGTAGCGGTGAACATAAATCAACGATACACAAACAAAAATGGTATGAAGGAAAGTTAAAGCGCATCGAAAGAACCACTGCTAGAAAATACTTAGCAGAGGATAGAGGTTATAAATGTGAAGTATGCGGAGTTAGTGATTGGAATAACAAAAAACTAGTTCTTCATGTTGACCATATAAACGGTGATCCTTCAAACGATCATCCTAACAATTTGAGACTAATTTGTCCTAATTGTCATAGCCAAACAGAATTTCTAGGCGGCGCAAATAAAGGCAGAGGCAGAGCCGCGATAGGATTGCCTCTATATTGAAATTATATGCGGGATTAGCTCAGTGGTAGAGCGAAACGTTGCCAACGTTTAGGTCATCGGTTCGAAACCGATATCCCGCTCCAAGTTTATTAACTAAACGAAAGCAAAAAATGACAACAGAAAGCAGAGCACGGTATACTAGTGAGGAAGCCGCAATCGCAGTAGGTAATCGTTACGATTTGGTTCTTATTGCATCTGCAAGAGTTCGTGAATTGAAACGAGGTCATCTTCCCAAGATCACTACAAAAGCAGGATCTACAGTAACCGCACTTCAAGAAATCGAAAAAGGCCTAGTTGGTCGTGATTATTTGAAACGTGTCAAGTGATATTGTAGGCATCATCGGTCCCGGTGGAGAAGGTGGGACGTTCTTAGATTGGACGTTACACTATCTCGCCGGTGATTCGTTTATGAAATACATTCATGTTGATAGGTTCACACATGAAGTAATAAGTGTCATCCATCATCATATCTTAAAGAATCCAATAACGATTCAGGGCAATGCTCACAAGCACAAAAAAGCTCACCCAACAGAACCTATAGTCCAACAATGCGTGGACTTGTATGAAACAATCAAAGACCCGAGAATTAAGCTACTGACGATGTACATTGTTGCATCGCAGGAGTCTTATGATCTAGGTGGGTCTTACTTGGATTTTGTACATCGCATAGTCAATACGACTACTGGTATGAAAATCATTCAGTTTTATCATCCGGATGAAATGAGTGACAAACTTGTTCAGCGAATCTATTCTAAGATTCCTGACAATACGGAAAATTTTGCAGATATCGAATCAAGTGTAAGAGCATCATGTAGTGAGACAGGAAAGATAATCAACAATCCTAACGTGTACTCACTAAACATAGAGACAATGTTTTCAGACCTCGATACTGAAATACATAAAATATTTGCTTGGTTGAATTTACCTATAGATGAATCGAGATACACTGCCTGGTTACCTGTCTATCGAGAATGGCAGAATGCCTAACTGTACTACTAAAGTAGTACTTGACTTTAATACCCAAACACTGTATAATGTAGAAATACAAAAGAAAGAGTGTATTCAAATGAAACAAGTCGTTTACAAAGGTTCAGTGTTAGCTAAAGGTAGTACTGCACTTGAACTGTGGGAAAACTGGCAAAAAGAAAAGAAAGATCGGAACGCCGCTCAAAAGAAGCTGGACGTTCATATGAAAGAAGTTGAACAGCGTCACCGAGACTTGCTGGATCGATACAAATAAGAAAAGAGAATAATATGCCTTGGATTGAGAATTGTGCGGCTGATGATATCCCAAAGAGATTTCATCACGAAGCCGGTGAAAATAGTATGCTGATTAGCATCACAGACCCAGCAAGTTGGAGACCAACTCCTGCTCACAAGTTCAAAGAGATTCACAATTTTGAATTCTTGGACGTTGAAAAGAATGATGTAGTGTTGGATGAGGCAATGCGTTGCAGTCAGGAACAAGCAAACGAATTGGTCCGATTGTTGCAACATGCAAAGGAAAATCGAATGAACGTTGTGGTTCATTGCTTTGCAGGTATCTGTCGCAGTGGTGCAGTGTGTGAGGTTGGTGTCATGATGGGTTTTGAAGACACTGGCAGATTTCGCAGTCCTAACTTACTTGTCAAGCATCGCATGATGAAGGCACTGGGTTGGACATATGATGAAGATGAAAAGCCAAACATAGATGATTGGCGAACTTTTAGAGGTTTTGATGTATAAAGTAATAGGCAAGGATGTAGAATATGAAGTTCATTCACTGGATGACGCCAT